CTAATGCAAGTTGACTTCAGGAGAATCGTTCTCACGAGGAGAAGCGTATTCGCAGATTCCATTTTTATAAGTTTTGGGGTATTGAGATTCTAAATATAGAAAATCAATATAAGAAAAATTTTCGCTGTCAATTATCTTATATATTTTATTGTATTCTGTTAAATCTATTTCAAGAAAAGAGAATAGTAGTTCACCTGGTAAATATTGTGTGCCGATTCCGGATTTTTCATTAATTAGTATAATGTTTGAGTCTTTATCTAAACCAATATATGACATAAGCATTTCCTCCTAAAAATAGAAAATCAAAATAATATAAAAATATAGTTCTAATACTACTCTAATTTAAAGCATTGTAAATGTCAACAAAGAATGATAAAGTGAAATAGAAAATTAAAATATTTAAAATTTAAATTTCTAAAAGGAGGAAGAATATGGGAAAATATGAATCAAGGCTAATGAATACAAAAGAAGTTTGCTCGTATTTAAATCTAGGGTTAAATAGAGGGGTTGAATTTGCAAAATCGATAGGAGCAGAAAGAAAAATTGGAAGGAGATGTTTGTATGATAAGGCGGTAATAGATAGATATTTTGATAAACAGATGGAAGAGGTAAAATAATGCAGAAAGAAAACAGAAATAACCGAGTACATACAGGAGGGCAGTCCGGCAAGACTGATTTCCTGATTGAAGGACTGCTGCCAGTTGGAAAAGAGAATGCGGTCACAACACAAGATCTTGTAAAGCTGTCTGGATGTGGATCAGCGAGAGAACTTCAGCAACGTATTGCCTATGAACGGGAATATGGCGCAATTATTTGTTCCGGATCCGGCCGGGGTTACTGGAGACCGAAAGACAGGCAGGAGATACAGGAATTTGTACATACAATGAATGCCAGGGCATTGAATACCCTAAAGGCGGTCAAGAGTGCAAAGAGAGCTTTAAAAGTACCAGAGGGGCAGCAGTCAATGAACGGAGAAAACGAAGATGGCAAATAGAAGAATGTTCAGTTTGGATGTAGTGGACACAGATAGATTCCTTGATATGTCAGCCAGTGCACAAGCATTATATTTCCATTTGGGTATGAGGGCGGATGATGATGGATTTGTTTCATCACCGAGGAAAATTGCAAAGGCTTCAAATTGTGGACTTGATGATTTGACATTGCTTGCTGCGAAAGGCTTTATTATACCGTTTGAAAGCGGTGTTGTAGTTGTGACGCATTGGAAGGAAAACAACTATATCAGGGCGGATAGATATAAGCCCACAAGATACACAAAAGAGGCGGAAATGCTGGAGAAAATAGGGGATGTATACCAATTGTCAACCACTGGTATACCAACTGACAACCAAGTGGTTGACACATGGGATACACAGGATAGGTTAGGTAAGGATATATATAATACTTGTGCACCGCAAGACGGTGAACGTGTGCAATTTGATCAAAATGGTGATGTACAAGATATAGATTCTGAAAAGAAACAGAGTCAAATAGATGAGCGTAAAGAGAACTTTGAAAAGATATATGCAATCTATCCGAAGAAGAGAGGAAAGCAAAGAGCATTCGGGCTTTATTGTCAATGGTTAAAGGGGAGAGTGATTCAAGGTGAACGAATTAAGCTGACAAACAAGGAAATGTATGTTGCTGTTAGAAATTATGTCAGGCAGCAGGAGCAAGAACAACCGGATCAGAAATATTGGAAGAATTTTGACACACTTATGGGGGCAACTTTGCTTGACTATGTGGATAAAGGTGAAATAAATGAGTGAGATTGTTGAAAAGTCGGTAATAGGTGCAATCCTTATTGATCCGAAATACGTATCAGAGATTTATGAACAGATTCGGCTGGAAATGTTTGGCAGTTCATTTTGTCGGAGCGTTTATGCGGAAATTTTAAAAGCCTATGATTCTGGTAAGCCGATCACACTGATTTCGATAGCTCAGAAACTTCAAGGGGAAAACTTTTCACAAGAGCGTATTATGCAGGAACTGAAGGGGATCCTTCCAGATATACAGGCTTATAAAATAAAAAGCTATGCGGATGCTTTGGTGGCAGAATACAAAACCCGTAGATTAAAAGAAATGCTTTCAAAAATAATTCCTGCTGCCGGGGTAGTGGATGAACAGATTAATACAATGCTGCAAGAGTTGGAAGCCATGAAGGAAAATGATACGGTCAAGATACATGCCCTGAGTGAAATCGTTGATAGCATAAGTGATGGTTATTTTAAAGAGCCAGATACAGAGCCATTATATACAGGCTTAGAAAAGCTTGATAATACACTTGGAGGCTTGGAAGGCGGGGATATGATTGTGATTGGTGCACGCCCGGCAGTAGGAAAATCAGCGTTCGTTACTCAGATAGCAATGAATCTTGCAGATCGAAAGAAGAAAATAGCTTTTTACAATCTGGAAATGTCGGACAAACAGGTATATGAGAGACTTCTTTCAAGAAAAAGCAGGATTGGATTGAACCGGATTCGGAGAGCAAGGAGTTTCCTGGGGGATGAAAAGGATAGATTTGATAGAGCAAATCAAGAGTTAAAGCAATCAACCCTGTTTATCAGGAGTGGAGCGGTGACTGTATCACAGATCCGGAATGAGTGTAGGCATTTAGACTTAGATTGCATTGTAATTGATTATATCCAGCTTCTTCGATCGGATATTTATTACCAGAGTAGAGCGAATGAAGTGGGAGCAATATCAAAAGCAATTAAAGCACTTGCGATGGAATTGAATATTCCAATTATTGCCCTTTCACAGTTGAATCGAGTAAGCGAGATGCGTCAAGATAAGGTGCCGACAATGGGTGAACTGAGAGAAGCAGGAGACATTGAGCAGGATGCAAGCATTATTTTGCTGATGTGGAACATTGTTGACGATAAGAAAGGCCTTAAGGTAGAGAAAAACCGTCAGGGTATATTGAGTACAGAGGTCTTAAGATTTGATGGTGATAATATGCAATTTATTGAGACTGATGAAAGTATAAAAGAAGCGGCCAAGGGATTCCGGAAAGCGGAAGAACCGACACCGTTTGATTAAGTGGTAGACAAATGGGAAAGAAAAATATTCAGAGCGGCACAGAAGAATTTGAACTGTTTCAGGATTATTGGAACTTATACAAAAATAATGCTCTGGTAGAGAATAACGCAGAGTATTTTGAAAAAGTAGTGCAGGACACGGAGAAATTTTATCAGAAATACAAGACACCATTTGCAAAAGAACTTGGAGTAGCATTCGTGAATGAGATGGAAAGGAAATATAAGCATGAATATAAGATGCAAGGTCAAGATACCGGAAGGTAATAATAAATTTATGCTGAATTTCAAAAAAGAGTGGGCTGAAATTATGATGGCAGCAGATGAAAATCATTGTGTGGAAGCAGTAGTGATGGAGATATCGAACAGATATGGGACTGTAAGATTTCATAACGGGCTACTTTTAAGTATTGAAGTAGAGTATATACGCTTACTTGAATAAAATTCGGAGGAGCGAAGCAATGGAGCAAATAACGAATGAACAGCTTGTGGCAAAAATTCAAGCCGGAGAAAACACTGCAGAGAATATGCTGCAGTTATGGCAGCAGACCAAAGCATATATTTACAAAGTGGCCAAAAGATACAGCGGATATGCTGAAATGGATGATTTGATGCAAGAGGGATACCTGGGACTCAATGCTGCAGTTGAACACTACAAGCCGGATCAGGGGACAAAGTTCATCAGCTATCTGACCTTTTGGGTGAAAATGAGAATGCAGAGGTACATAGAGAACAATGGATCTGTCAGATTGCCGTCGGGAATGTATCAGGCTGTTATGAGATACAAGAGATTTGTCCGACAGTATGAACAGGAATGTGGCTGTGAACCGTCTGAGTTAGTTTGTAGGGCTTTTCTTGGTGTAAGTGAAGAAGAACTCACGAATATACGGGAAAGCGCAAATAAGGCGAATGTGAGCAGTCTTGATTCTGTTGTCAGTCAGGATAATGATAAGACTGCGCTGAGAGATCTCATTGCGTCTGATCAGAATCTGGAGGAGGACGCAATCAAAAAATGTGATCGGGAAATGATGCAGGAGGAACTGAACTATCTCATTGATAATCTTCCGGAAGAGCAGAGGCGAGTGATCCGGGAGCATTATTTTGAACGGCGTACAATGAAGCAGATTGGGGAGCGAATGGGGTGTTCAGGAGCAAAGGCGGGCGATATTGAAAGAAAGGCTTTGAGAAAGCTCAGGCTGCCACATGTAAACCGGAGATATAAAGAATATCATAACCAGTACCTGACACCGTACCCGATCATGCACATTGGAATTGATAGCTTTCAGCGGACCGGCTACAGCGAAGTTGAGAGAGCAGTTCTTGGATGGTAGATTGATATATTTTAATGTGTAAATCAAATGAACCCCGGATGAACCCGAGGAATTCACGGAGGAAGCGTGAAAACCTTGATGAAATTTAATGTCTGAATGAATGCTGTGTGTAGCGAAGCAAGAGCAAACCAAGAGAAATTACAAACGAACAAGGGTTGAACCACGGGGGAACTACGGGAGGTGATTGAAATGAAAGATAGGCAAAGAAGATTTGCAGACGAATATTTGATAGATCTGAATGCAGAAGCGGCAGCAGTACGGGCCGGGTATTCTCCAAGGTATGCAAGAGGGAATGCATACAAGCTGGTTGCAAAAAGTGGCATCAAGGAATATATAGAGAAACGGATGGCCGAGAAAGAATCAGAGCTGATAGCTGATCAGAATGAAGTGTTGAGGTATCTGACTGCAGTAATGCGTGGCGAGTCAACGTCGGAAGAGATTATAGTCGAAGGTATTGGTGATGGTCGCAGTAAGGCAAGAAAGCTGGAGAAAACACCGTCTGAAAAGGACCGGCTGAAGGCTGCAGAGCTGATCGGAAAGAGATATGGTCTATTCACAGATAAGATTGAGACTGATGTTGATATGGACTTGAACATCACGATCGATTACGGTGATGAGTAGAAAGGGCGATCGGACTGCTGCCCCGGTGTCACTGTTATGATGAGATCCGGGAAGATTTTATATTATTCCGGGATTAATACGGGATATCCCAAGAAATATATTTTGAAATCAGAAAAGATGGTTGATTGCCTGCTGCCTGCATGATAATATACAGGCAGGGAAACCAAAAGCAGGCGGCTGCCCTCCAATTACGGAGGGACAAAACACCCTCCAGACGAAAGAAAGGAGGGCGATGCGATGGTTACATATTCTGACATGATTCAGTTTTGTATATTCATTGTTGCCCTTGTAGGTCTTTGTTATGAGATTTTCAAGGACAAACGAAGATAGCCGCCACTACTGCGAATAGTGACGGCTATTGTATAATAGCTTAACATTATAATCGGGGTAGCCGCTTGCGGTTTCCCTCTTCGTATTTTCAATATAGCATATCCGGCAGCAGGATGCAAGGGTGACATCAGAAGTTATACCGCTCTTGCCGGATATAGGCCGTTCTGGCCCCGATCGGACCCGGTGAAACCGGATCAGGTTATTTATCCTTTTCGACACATCCATCTATATGAATGAATTTCCCACAAGAAGAACAACGAAAATTTAGTGATTTGCGTCCTATCTGAACCTGGACATCAGGACTCCCACAAAAAGGACATGAACCGGGATCACCAGAAGCATGATAAGAAATGATGTTGTCCAGCCAGGGAAATTTGTTCTTGGTTTTAGTCATTGCTATCACGTTCCGGTGTTTCAAAAAATTCTTTTTGTGAATCACGTGTAATAGCTTTTAAATCAGCATTTAATAAATCACAGATAGTACACATTTCTTGAAATGAAAAGCTATCACGATATAGTTTGTTGCTCATAGATTGCGGTTTGATATTAAGCTTATCAGCTAATTCATTAACACTTATGTGTCTCTCGGCTAACAACTGTTTAATAATTTTGGTGCCTGCCATTCCCGTTCCTCCTTTTGTAATACTCATTATTGATTATGATACCATGAATGAAAAATCAAATCAATATTGAGTATAAAATAATCTGTTTAGGGTATGTAACAATAAAAATATACTCAAAAACGAGTAAAAACATATTGACATTATACTCAAAAGTGAGTATAATATAATCAAGTTAAAGGAAAGCAAACGAACATCCCGAAAAGATGTGAAATCAAAGACCATATACCTGTGAGCGGCCCGGGTGCTTAGCAATAGTCAGGAAGATGACTTGATCGGAAGCTTCCCAAGACTTAAAAGAAAGGAGTACAGAGACTATGAAGTATGATCTGAAGAAAATCATGTTGAATGCCTGGAAGAATTACAGAAAACAGGATATCAGCTTTGCAGAGGCATTGCACAGAGCTTGGCTGTCAGCCAAAGCAGAAGAGATCAATGCAGAGCGCATTGAGATGAGCAAAGAGGCAGCAGGAGTGACCGAGGAGACAAATACATGGGCCGGATGGAAAAAGCTCGGATATGAAGTAATACACGGCTCAAGAGCATTGTTTGGATGCTCGTTGATCTGGGGTTCTAAAGGTGATGGAGCAGTATATAACGCCCGGTTCTTTGGCAGATCACAGGTACAAGAAGCAGTATAAAGAAAAAGCCCTTATCAGTGCTGCAACACCGATAGGGGCGGTATATGACCGGATTCCAGCCAACAACTACAATTATCATAGCATGGAGTCCGGGGAAAGGACAAGAGAAAAATGGCTTACGAGGTAATTGACGAAGATTTAAAGGTAGAAGCATGTGAGGTCGGGGACTTGACCCTGTCCCAGATCGAGAGCTTCTTGAGATCGTGGGGTGACGGAGAAAAGATTGAAACATTGACATTATTTTCAAGGCAAGACGGGACGATTGTACTGAATAAGAATCACCCGGGGTACAAAGCTTTTAAGGATTTTACGCTTTCATATCTGCAGTTAGAGGATAGCGAAAGGGAAAAACTGGATCAACCGGAAGGAATAAAAGAAGCTGCAGCTGTGATTGATAGAGCAATTGAGCAAAGAAGAGATGCAGCGGTTCTTGATATTTTACAACACAGTCGTATTGGCGGAGTGCCGTATAATACTCTGCAGAAGATATTTAAAAAGTATGATTTCGGTTCGATTGGTTTGTGTCAGGTTTTCGCCTATGGCGTAATCGAGGGGAAGAGAGCAGAGAGAGCCAGGAGGGCACGGAACCATGACTGAAAGAGAAATGTTTGATGTTGCTGTGCCTAAGATTGCCGAAATGGTAGTGGAGGCTCGGAAACTGACGGATGAAGAATTTGCCCAGTGGAAAAGTGGAGTCCTGCAGGATACTCCAGAGCGAATCAGGCCATTTATAGAGAAAATTTATGTAGCGATTGAAGAGTCTTTGTAGACGGCTTTATGAATACTATACATACATACTTCCCTCACCGCAAGCCTCCGGCGATACAGGAGGCAGTTACTAACAAAACGACAAATAAAGGAGAAAAGATATGAGATTTAGTCAGATATTTTTGAAAATGAAATATAGTGCAGTTGTTAAGGTTTATAAGGTTGTGAGATGTGATGCGAACGATGACAGAACCGTTATTGATGCCGGATACATCGGAATGTATAACAGATACGATAAAGTACCGAAAGAAGTGTGGTCAGCCCATGTTTATACAGTCGGAGCTGAGGCCGAGGATGTACTTTCTGTAATGATCGAGGATGAAAAATAAAGAACAAGAATGCCTGCCTTTCCAGGAAAGGTGCTACCAACCCGGAACCGGACGACGGGTGCATTTACATAACAAACGGATAAGGTGCAAAGGGTGCATACAAAACGACGAACACAGAAACGTTCGGATAAGATATGGATGTGCGACGTCGCACAAAATGAACTGATCGGAAAAATAAAGCATCCGGACATTTAAGACATCCTAAAAAGGTGACAGAAGTGAGTCCCTAAAAAGTAACTGAAAGAAGGTGATATAACAAAAGCCCCAGGTGCGGCAACACCACGGGGCCAAACAGAAATAACCCAATACACACGATAAAGGGTCAACATGATTATAACTGTCATGTTGGCTTATTGCAATACTTGAACTTATGTTCAGAAAGGAGTAGAGCATGGCAGTTGATAAGAGAGGCAGAAAATTACCAAAAGGGATCAGACAGCGAGGAAATACATTTGAAGGGCGCTTTATGTACAGTGGAACGACTTACTCGGTACAAGGTACGACAATAACTAAGGTTCAAAAAGACATGACTGAGCTTAAATATAAGTTGGAGCATGAAATATATGTGGCAAAGGATAAGATAACTCTGGATGAATGGTATAAAACCTGGTTGGAAGAATATAAAAAGAACCGGGTAAAAATAGGAACTTATACGAGCTATGAAAAATATTATCAGAGTATTATAAAAAAGAGACTCGGCAGCAGGCAGATCTCTGAGATCCGGGGCGAACATATTCAGAAATTATACAATGATCTGGTGAAAGAGGGATATGCATTATCAAGCATCAAAGTTGTATCGGCCGTTTTGAATGGGTGCCTGAAACAGGCCATGAAGAATGGATTAATTGAACGTAATCCGGTAGGACTGGCGGAGTTGCCACGGCAAACAGGAAAGAAAAAGGAGCGGATAGCACTGACGAAAGAACAGCAAGATCTGTTCATGGAATATGCAAAAGAGAGCTATTTATATCATTTCTTTGCAGTGATGCTTCAGACCGGAATGAGAAAAGGAGAGATGCAGGGACTTAAGTACTCTGATATTGATAAGAAACAGAATGTGATTCATGTTCAGCGCACATTGAAATACATAGAGGGGCAAGGGTATATTGAAGATACACCGAAGACAAGAACCTCTACCAGAGACATTCCGTTGACTGCTGCCGTGGTGGAGCATATAGAGGCACAGCGGAAGTATTGGAATTTCAAGATTGTGAATATGAATCAGTATTTATTCTGCAACGAAGAGGGCGGCCCGATCAGCAGGGAACGGATTCAGGCTGAAATAGATCGAACGGTAAAACGGATCCGGGAAGTTGGTCATGATTTCCCGAGAATCACAAGCCATGTATTCCGGCATACTTTTGCAACACGTGCGATAGAAGCAGGAATGCCGCCGCAGGTATTGAAAACAATCCTGGGGCATAGCTCACTTGCTATGACGATGGATCTGTATAGTCATGTTCTACCGGATACGAAAGCGGAAGAGATGCAGAAGATTGCTATCATGTTTTAG